AGTTCTTTTTCTTGCTCAAATCCTATTTTCAATACATATGCGATTGAGTTATCAATGATATCGACTGATTGTCCTATATAGTATCTACCATTTAGAGTTGAATAGATCCACTTATCTATATTTTGATATGATACTATGGAATATTTTGGAATTGTTACATAATGAAAATGATGTGCTGGAAACTTACATTTTCGTAGCTCCAGCACATTTAGTTCATTGATTTTACCGTTTTTTAGAGCCATTACTTTTTAAATTCGTAATAAGCATGGGTACCAAATGGAGGAACAATACTATCATTACCGTGAATAATAAACACAGTATCGCAGTAATCAGGGTCCCCCCAACTATCCCAAGGATAGCCGTCAGTGAACATAATTAACTTTTTAGGATTGATATCATGTTCCTTCATATAAGTCCAGTTGCACATGAAGTCGGTGCCTCCACCACCCATAAGTTCGTATCCCATAATATCGTCGTTGTATCCATCGAAATCCGCTTCGTTGTATACTTTAGTGTCAAAGCACCACAATTTAATCTTGTAGTCTTTGTATTCTTCCATAATACCTTTAATTTCACTAATAAAATCTTTACCCATATCATCAGTAATAGAACCTGACATGTCAATTGAACAGCAGATATCGATAGTTTCGTCGAATTGAGTTCCAGGTAAGATGGCACTCATATGCCACGCTTTACGACTAGGACGCATAAAGGTATAATCATTTTTAATTACACTTTGAATTTGTTGACGTAAAATTTCACGCCAATTCATTTTAGGCTCAGTAAGATCCTTGATCATTCTTTGAATACTAGCCGGAGTGTTTCCGGCACCGGCGGCTTGTGCTGCCTGTATAGTTGCTTCTTTGATCTCGTCGCGGATCTTTTTTAGTTCTTCTTTTGTATAAACAGGTCGATTGCCGTTACCTTCTTTTTCCCAATCTATATGTTCGTCGAGTAATTGACCAAGAGCTGCTAATTGCTCTTCATCGTACTTGTCAAAAATTTCGTCGTAGATTTGTTCTGTACCTTTTCCATAGTGATTAGTGTCGTGAAAGATTTTAATATCTGGCGGAACTTCTCCAATACGATCACGAATCAATTGGCCATTAACACTGTAATCAGCAGCAGCATTCCAAATGAAACGATCACGCCCTTCTACACGCATCATGTGATCGAACACATTATGAAGAATCTCATGTGCTACAACAAACTCTACTTGTTTATTAGTAAGTTTATCAAAAAAATCTCTATTATAAAATAAGTTACGTCCGTCGGTAGCAGCGGTAGGACACCAATCACTACCATCTACAATTTTTAGACGAGTAGCCATATTGCCAAAAAATGGATGGCGTAGTAAAAGTCCTACTCGTGCTACAACAATTTTATCAACTACTGGATCTAAATAGCTCATTATTTGCTCCGTTATTTACAATACTTATATATTATAACAGGGCCCGTAGGCCCTGTCAATCGAGTTATAATCAATTTCGATCTGTAGCAGCAGCAATATACTTTCCGTATTTTGAGTGGAACTGATCGAAACACTCAATCTCATCTGGATCCAACGGCAATTGATATTGAGTAAGTGCTAACTTAGTTCCCATGACAACTAATTCGGTTTCAAAATTGTTCATAATAAAGTTAAAGAAATTGTTAACCTTATCATTCCATTTCTTATCTTGCTTATCGCAAGCATCTTTAAGTTCGTAACACAAACTAACTGTTAAAGAATACATCGCAGAAATTTCTTTTGAATCCATCTTAGTTATTTTCCCACTAAGAATATCTTCTGGTTTAGGCATTTTACTAGCAATCTTGCGATGTGCCATAAACTTAACAGCAAGGCCTTCACCGATAGCACCGGATACTAAATCTGTAAGTGTGTTCTCGTCTTCATCTTCGTCGAATAATAGTTCGGATACAAAACTCCAACTACGCGGAGTAGCAAAAGCACGGCTACCACTTTTAGGATCGAAGTCGTAAAGATCCTTTTTGCTGAAGCTGAGAAAACCAACTACGTCTTTATGAATACGATTTTCAGTAGCCCAACCGAAATAATCATCCCAGTCAACTTTCATTTCCAAGTGAACGAAACGGTTAGCCAACGGAGCAGGCATACGATAAGTAACACCCTTATCGCTTTCGCGATTACCAGCAGCAACGATAAGAACATTGTCTGGAAGATGATAAGTGCCAACACGGCGATTCAGTACCAGCTGATAAGCAGCAGCCTGAACAGCAGGAGCAGCAGAATTCATTTCATCCATAAACAGAATGATTTGTTTATATTTTTTGGCCATGGTAGCATCAGGCAATTCGATAGGAGGCGCCCATGCCATTTTGCCGTTATCGCTGTCAAAGTAAGGAATGCCTTTAATATCTGTAGGTTCCCACAAACTTAGACGAATATCGATAACATGAGCTTCTAGTTCTTCGCCCATTTGTTTTACGATGTCGGATTTACCGATGCCTGGAGGTCCCCAAAGAAAGATTGGACGATTTGCTTTGAATGCTCGACGAACTGCTTTTTTAGCAGCACGAGGACCTACTTGGCGACTAATTACTTCACTCATGATTGCCTTTCGTTGTTAAAAAGTAAATTAAGAATTTTGTGTGTTTTTGTATTACAGTAAAGTGATTATACTGTAGAACCTTTATAGTGTCAAAGACTTTTTTGAATTATTCTTCGATTTGGTTATCTTTTAATTGCTTATTCATGGCTTTCATAAGTCCATATCTTCTGATATCATCTGAAAACATGTAAAGTTCAAAACTTTTCTTTTCTGAAAAAACAACTATTGCTGAATTAGTAAGAAAATATGGACAATCCATATGCCTGTCGAAAAAAATAATAACTTGCGGGCTTAAATCAATTGGTTCTGTAAATGGTACTGTATAACTTTTTAGTTCTAATTCTGTTGTTAAAAAGTTAAATCCTTCTTCACTAAGTCTTAATCCGCCTTCATTTTTGGATCTATGACTTTGCCACCATTTATATAAATGTAATTTTACATTGGCAGGATCTATGCTGCGTTGCGTTTGTGTTAAGAAAATTTTAGTATAGGTTTCTCTAGAAATCATTATCCATTACTATACCGGTTGTTAATTTATAAACTTGAAAATCCACGCAATTAAACATCTGATTTAATTTTTTAGCAAGATTGTGAGCGTGTCCTGGATTGCTAAAACTAACTTTTTTATATTTTGGACCAGGATAGCTTGTAAGACTATTTGAACTTTTTAAATTAAAAGGTTCGCCCTTATAAAAAACAGCCCATATGGCGTCTGCTTCTAATACTTGTTCGCTTTTATAATTTTTTTTGTTAATGTATTCTAATAAAACTTTTGGTTTGGGCCTACTCATATACGTCTCCAAATATACGTATATATTTATCTGGTTTTATTTAAACCCGCCCCCATCCATCTCAATATTGACACTTTCACCTGTATTTCGAAGAACTTTTTGTAATACAGCATCATAATTTTCTAAAAGACGGGCATTTACATCTGCTAAACAGTACATTAACATTTTAGCAGTTTTGATATCTAATTTTATTTCTTTTTGTTGACTTAATTCAGCAGCCTTTACCTGCTGAATAAAACTTTGTATTGGTTGTGTATTAATTGGATTTTGCATTTGATAAAGCCTGTTTCATTTCTAATTCTGTTTTAAAAGGACCTCGATGCTCGTACCTTTCTATAGTAATTAATTTTGGACAAAAACTTTTAACCCATCCTTTATCAAACTTGATAGTATAGTATCCTGCGCAATATAAACTTTTACTGGCACTGCTTTTTGTAAACAATGGTAATTTTTTTTGAACATTGAACATAGGATTAAAGGGATAGCAACTTGTTGGAAAACCATACACTTCTCTTACTTCTGTATGACTGACTTGAGTTTTAATTTTTGTTTCAAAAAAATCTTTGCCGAATAATTTTGTAAGCTCGTCTTTACGATTAAAATATTTTTCTCCACTTTTAGAACTTAACATAAACTTGTTATTTTCTTTTTTGTGAAGTGTACCAATTTTTTCTCCGTCTTCTTCAACGATCCAAAATTTTCCGTCTACTATTGGTTTAGCTTTGATGTTCATGTGTGTACCTCGCTTGAAAAGGTTCTGCGTAACTTTGAATACTATCCATAATTTTCTTCATATCATATAATTGACAAAATTTCATAAGTCTAATACCTACTTGACTAATATTCTTAGGTTCCTGTGTCTGTGTACGTATAGTTTCTTTGATTTTTTCTTTTATATGTTCTGGTTGATAGGTAAGATCGATGAGTCGACGATTTCTTTCATAATCATCTAAAACTCTATGTTCTTTTTTATCGTGATCTACCCATTTTTGCAACATTAGATTATTCCAAGAATATCCTTTGCTGTTTCTATCTTCGAATGCTTCCTGAAGACCTACTTTGTTTTTACTGCCTTTAGTTCTTACACCTGGATAAGCAGAAAATACATTATCACTAGTATCGCCTCTCATACACTTCTCGAATAGAATCCATTCAGGATTAGGTGGCGGCAATTCTGCTTTAGTTTTTTTATCTATAACACGTTTACCTTTTTTATCAAAAATTCCTTCGTGTGTAGTAGTAGTTTCTGCTACTCCGTTATATTGACTAACATTATGTGAGATAAGTTGATGAAAGTCACTATCTGTACTAATAATAATATGATTATCGTTAGGATGAGTTTGAACGAATCCTGCTATAAGATCGTCTGCTTCTAGTTCTGGATTGTGTAAAACAGTACAATTAGTTTTTTCAACTATAAATGTTTTAAACTGATCGAACGTTTCCCAGAATAATTTATCTTCCTCTTGCTCTTTAGCAGTCATAGCAGCACGGGTTTCGGCTCGATTAGCCTTGTAAGGAGCATAAAAGTCCTTACGCCAGCTACGACCTTCGAGACAGAACACTACGTGATGCCCTTGAAAATCTTGCCAAGCTTTTTTGATACTATTAAAAGTAATATGAAGAGCCATGCCGAGTTTTATATCGGCATCGCCTTTTACTACATGTCTTGATCTAAAAAAAGTATTAGCTGTATCTACTAGAATATAGTTCATGAAACTTCTGAACGACCTTTCTCTATAGGAATGACATTAATATAACCAGCACCACGACTAACATCTTGTCCTTCCTCTGCCAAAATGTTACGTGCTAAATCGCGGAACCATCGATCTACTATTTCTTCGTCCGGATCTCCATCGAAACCATATCCAGCTTGTTTCAATTGTACAATAAAATATTCATTCCAGTCAAGTTCAAAAAAACCATTTCTGATATTATCAGGATTTACTTTAGTATCCAGTACTGCTACCCAAGGTTCTTTTAGTTCAGTAGCTCGTTCTTTTGGACTCAATTTAGCCAATTCTTCTTTACGTTTGGCTTCTTCTTCAGCTGCTTTGGCTGCTTCTTCTCTGGCTTGTGCTTCAGATAATCGAGCCAATGCTTCTTCTCTTTGTTTTTCTAGTTTTTCAATACCTGTTATTTTTTTAATAAAGTCTTTCATTAGGTTCCCCAAGCATTTTTAAATAATGGCACTTGAAGGCGATCACTGTATCTGAGTCCATGCTTCATTGCTAGTTCAGCAACATGTCTGTTATTTAATGAGTATATATTTTCGACTCCGCCTACGGGCATTAGATATACATGTCCAGAGAATCCTGCTTTTTTGTATAAATCGATTACTTCTAATGCTTCATCGACGTCATCATTTGTAGCAACAACAAATTTTAAATATGTATGTCCTAGATCTTCGTATTCTCTTACAATATCTGGTCTAATAGCGTCTTCTCTATTTTCGCCACTGACACTTAGTTTAGGGCTCACACTGAATGTTAAATTATGATAACCGTTTTTGTGACCCCATTTATATAGATAAAGTTTAAATTCTTTCGATAATTCTTGGGTGCCGTTAGTTTCAAATGTTATATCTTTTAATTTTTTAAGTTTTTCATGGTCCAATAAATCCGGATAACTGCGTTGCCATCCTAGCAAAGGTTCCCCTCCTGTTATAACTAGATGAACATCATTCCATTTGTTGTTAGGAAGAATCTGGATCATTCTATCTGCAATAGCATCTACTGTAAGAACAGGACTTAGATCTTTGAATCGAGGATCCCATGAAGCATAACTATCGCAACCTGTTTCTACAATTGGTAAGTCTTCATACTTATTGAACATGTGAACGACCTCGGCAACATCGTCGTTAGCTGTACTACGTTCTCCTCGAGGCATTCCAAATCCAGAACAGGTAAAGTTACAGCCGAATGTTCTTAAGAAAATAGAAGGAACACCCATAAAGCGTCCTTCACCTTGTATGCTATAGAATAATTCTGCTATTTTAATTTTACTCATTGTTTTAGTACCTCTAGTGTAGCGATTTTTGCGATTCGTTCTCCAAAGTCATCATCCTTGCCAATAATGTACATTTGTGTATGGCTGCGATCATTTTTTCGATCATGATACCTAAATTCTACAATTTTTCCACCGATAGCATTATAAATTGTAAAATTAAGAACAGGGTCGCTATGAATAGAACGAGATTCGATAGTACTAATGCCAATTCCTATCGGTACATCTTTTTCTAATCTTTCACTATTCCACGCTTCTATACTCCATTGCTTGAATTTTTTCTTAAACCATTTAATCATTTTTCATACTCGCTATAAATTCACCGACTCTACGTTCAGCTTCTTCTTTGTCTACTGCCATTAATTTTACAGTTAACACATTATTCTTATCGAGCTTAACATCATAAGGCATCTTACCGTTTAAAACAAAACTATCGTCCATCGTTCTTTTAATTTTAAATTCTTTTAGATTGCGCATTCTAAAAAGAACATCGTCGACATCTTTATTCATTAGCTGTCTCTTTCCATTTTAGTTATTTCTGATACTAATGATACAACTTGTTCTAGATCTTGACAAAGAATTTTAGCAGACGCCCATTCTCCGTCAGAGTCTCGACCTGAAACATCTATCATAAATCCGTTGTCATACATATTAATAGTAAAACTATCTGTTACTTTTGTCAGTTTGTCGCTTACATTCATTTTAATCTCCTTAATTATCTTGGGGCAAAGTCTTGTTGTAGTTTAATATTATCAAAGAATTCTTTTTTAGTTCCTT